TCTAGATACTTTCTAAAAGTAATAGATCTTACTTTCCGTAATTCAATATTTAAGTGTTCGAGTATTGCTTCTATCTCTTGTAATTGATTAAAGCGATACTCGGTAATGCCGGGTAAGGCAGAACTAGATTTTTCTAGACTGCCTTTAATCCTGCATTCGTACCTGGCGTCATTAAGTTCTTTTTCAAAGTAAGTAATAGTATCTACAATATTACTTAAATCTCCTACAACTTTATTGTACCACGTACTCATTTACCACTCCGGATATTCGTCGTCATCGTCATCGTCATCGTCCCACTCATTGTATAAAGATACAATAGCGGCTTTCATAACTTTGTCGAATTCGTGAGCATTAATTTCTAAATCTGACATATCAATATGCTCTTCGAAAATTCGGAGTAATCTTTCTGCTTCGTGTAGTCTCTCTTTAACCGCAATATGCGATCTAACAGAGTCCCACACTTCGTGCAGTAATGCTACCTCAGGACTCATCTATATATTCCTCTTCAGTTGGTTCAAACTCATCAGGGTCAATATCCACTTCTTGAACTTTTGGATTTTGTCCCCATTCGTCTATAATTACCTGAAGTCTCTCTCCAGTCCATTGTTTCCTGAACTCTTTTATCTCTTCACCTGTTACAGGCGAGATGTAAGAGAGTTTGTTTCCGACTTTTTCTACTATACCTTTGGATTCAAGCATTTCTATCATACCACTGTATGGGTCCATGCCAGTATCCCATGGAATCTTGACTTGTACACCTTCAAAAGGTTTACTGTATCTAGATTTCATAACTTTGCAAGCCGCCCTAATACCTTGAACTGTTGATACTTTGTTACCGTCTGCGTCTTCTTTTAATTTAAGTTTCTTCATCGCGACAACAATACTACTTGCGTATATAAAGCCTTGTCCTCCACTAATCTTATCATCTGGATCAAACATATCCTGTGATGCATAAGTGTGATTAGTACAGACTAAGGCTATCGGAAAAGGTGCAATTTGATTAACTGTATTCCTAACTAAGGCTGTTAGTGCCTTAGGCTTTCTACCCATATCTCCTTTCATATCTCCTTTTTCGAATTGTGCTACATCAGTTGGTGTTAATAACATACCCAGACTATCAACAACAAAGATTAACTTTGGCATCTCATCATATTCAAGATCTCCATAGTTTGCTTTGTAGTCTTTCAAAAACTCTGATATTGCTTTAGCAACATCGTCTATCATTGAAACACTAATTTTTAATAGTTTATCTGGTGATGTATCAACATCTAGTGCTTGTAGCCATTCTTCATCAAGTGCGTTTTCTGAATCAAACAACACTACTTGACAACCCTGGTCCTGGGCATTTTTTACAATGTTTCCAGCACAAACAAATGATTTGCCGGAACCGGATTCACCTGCAAAAACACTAACTTTGCCTAGTGGAATACCTCCATTGAAGTCTCCACTTATTAAATAATCTAGTGTGTAGTTGCCTGTGCTAACCCAGTCTCTAGGATCGTGAAAGCCTGCACTGATACCAGTGATGCTTTTAGTGATACCCGTTCTGAACTTTGTTAAGTCAAATGGTTTTTGCATGATGATCTCCTTAAGATGTTGATCTGTTACGAATCAAATTCAGAATGTCATCTGCTGATTTTTTACCTTTATCTGCTTCTACAACCGGTTCAGCCGCCGGAGCAACTGCTACTGGTTCAGCCGCCGGTGCTGGTGCAGGAGTTTCAACAGCAGGTGCTGTTGTTTCTGCTACAGCAGGTGCTGGAGTAGATACTGTTGCTTGAGCAGACGCACTAGTTTGTTGAACTGCCGCGGCAGGGACTTCTACACCATAAGGTCTGTAAAAGTTACCCCATCTTGCAGGGTCATACAACTCACCATCTACTGAAGCCGCAAACATTTCTTTAATTGCTTGGTAACCTTCAGTTGTTGGTTGTGCTGGCAAATAATCACTTAGGTTAAATAACCCATTTGTATCAATTGCCGCTAGTTGATTTTCGTCTAGTGAACTGTCTTTACGAGCCCAGTTTGATGTTGAGTAATCAGCATATTGTCCTTTAGTAGTTTTAGTAACTCTAAAGTCACAGCCATTAACATAATCAGTTGGAATATTTTCCATATCTGGGTCCATTAATGCGGACTTAATTATGTTAAAGATCTGTGGTGATATAACAAATCTTCTGATTGGATTTTCAGGTGCTTCCTCGTTAAGAGGATTATCACATACAAACCCTTGGAAAATGTAAGAACGTTTCTTCCAATATTTTCTGCCCATGTCTTCAAGACTTGCATCTTTAAACCAAGGTCTAACTTCAGTTAGAACTGGACATGTGTCACCGTACATTTCACCACAAGGTACTTGTACTGTAACAGGTTTGTTATCTCCGCCTACTACACCTGGGAAGGTGAGACGGATCATTTGACGTTCAACCCAAAAGAAAGTATTGTTAGTTTCACTGTCAGGTAAGAACCTTAGTGTTACTGACGTACCTTCGTCAATGTTCCAATGAGGGAATATTGCGTTATCGGATTGTGTTCTGGAACCAGGCTTGGTTTCCATTGAGGCGAGCTTTGCTCGAATTTCTGCTAATGAGGCCATAATTATTTCTCCTATATTGCCATGTTTGCCATGTTCGTCACATTATGCGACTGTTGCTATTATACTGCCTAGATAAGAAAAGTCAACCGTTTTTTTAAAATAAGTCTTAAAAAATATTGACACATTTTTTCTTAACAATTTTATTTATCTATATACCCACAAAAAACCCACTATAAAGTGGGTAATTTGTTTATTTATCTACTCTTTAAGCGATATCGATTGCATCGCTATCATATAGTTATGATGTGGGTTGATTATAGAATATCAAATTGCTCTATAAATTTTTCGTACTGGTCTTCTACGCTCTCCGCTACACTTGTAGGGACTTCGTGTCTTTTGTGAGCACCTAATAAACAACTTTTAATAGTTGTGTATTCGTGCTGTGACATTCTGTCACCGCTGTAGAGCTTTTTACTAATACCTGACAAGTAGTTACCTAAACGAGAATCGCTAACACTAGTGCTCATTTGGCTAACTTGATAACCTAACTTAGCATGTGGTGTAGCAAACTCCATACCATCATTTTCTGATAGTACGTTTTTAAGTGTTGTAAATGATTCTAAACTTACTGATTTGTCAATGTAATTTTCAAATGATGATTTTCTTGACATTGCAGATTTTATTGAATCTACTACACTAGCAACTTTATTGTCAAAGTGTGTTTCAGTAAACTTGCTTTCTAAATCTATATCATCTTCGAGTACTTCTGTATTCCTTCTATCGGATACATCTTCAACTGCTGTAGCATATGACCTAACACCTGCTAACTTAGTAAATGCTGTAGTAATATAATTGATGTTTTCCATCGCAATATTTACATATGATTCATTTTCTTCGTTGACTAATTTTGCCCTTTTAACATAACGTACGAACTCTCTAAGTTTTCTCTGCTCTGTGGCCATTTCATTAATAGTATGACCAATATTATCAAATGGCTCTCCGCCATTCTTAACGTGTCTTGCCATTGCTCTAGCGGCCTTTAGATTGTTTTCCGCCATTTTAAATCTTTCGTCGCCACGTTGTATAAAGATACTATGTATATTCCTACTTCTAGCACCTCTAGTTTCTTCGTTGACTTCTTTTTTATGTCTTACAATAAGTTTAACACTATCTAATCCTTGATAACTTGTTTTAGAACTACCTGACATAGCACTAAATCCTTCTCCTATTGATTCGGCTGGTTTGGATTGCATGGCAACTTTCCTGTCGAACTCTTTACCAAATTCTGATTTTTGAGGTACTTCTGGAATTTTAAGCCATTTATTGACCGGGTCATCAGCGGCCTGCTTTGCTTTTAATTTTGCAGTAATTTTTTTTAGTTTTTTTACATTATAACCTTTTCTGACCAAGCCTTTTTGAAATTCTTGTTCCATTTCTTCGTCGTTATATGGGATTTCTTGGCCCCAGGATAAATACTCATCTTGTGTATGGTTTCTCCATGATGAATACATCGCGTCATAGCCTTGAGAACCATCCCAATCTTGCCACCAGTCTCTTTCTTCTTCTAGATTTTTACTTTCAGGCATGCCCATGTTCCTTTTCATAACCTTTAAAAATTCATCTACTATTTGCGTCGACATATTGTAATCTTTAATATGGCCATCGCTTCTATACAAAGATCTTATTAAGTATTCACGACCTTTTGATGTCATTAATTGCTCTATAGGATGCTGTCGAAATTGACCATTTAAGTGTTCATATGCGAGGTCTTCTGTATAATCATCAATTTCCTGAAATTCATTAATAACATCAGCCTCTGAAAGAGGTGCTAGACCAGCAAGGTTTCTCATTGTATTTAATGCTTCTAATACATCTCCCATTTTCTTCTCCGATTTTTTTGCTATATCTATTGTTTCGGACTTAGGTTTTAATGTTTTACCAAAAATCCTATAATCAAAATTCATTAAGTAATCACCGGCTAAATGCTTAAATGCATCTCTTAATCCATCATCTTCGAATGTTTCTCTAACACCCATAGAAAGAGTTTCTGAACCTTTATCTAATCTAACTAATATGTTTGGATCAACGACCACAAACCTAGTTGCTTCTTGAGGATCAACAACTTTTTCGCCCTGGGAATTTAAGTTGGAGATATCATATCCATTGCCAGCAAGTAAATTGAATACTTTTTCTGCTACTATCTCTATATTAACTGCCATTTAGATTACTCCTTATTAATACTATTTATCAAAGTATTATCAAAGAATGCCCAATGGCATTGGTCCGTCGTCATCGTCATCGTCCCACTCTGGATCATAGTCACCATAATCTCGTGGATTAGCAAGAGTACTATTCACTGCTGTAAACACTTCATCTTCAAATGTACTAATAAAGTTTATCATACGAATACCAAGCATAAACGACATGACTAAGTCATCATGCTCTCCTGGTTTAGCAGAAAAACTATTACCTTTAGCAACAAAGTTTTTTAGTTCTGATATTAATGGTTTACTGTGAAGTGTAATTTTATCATGTTCTATTAATCGTTTAGCACTTAAACATGCTTCTACTTTTGTTCTATGACTAGTATGAAATCCTTTTCTAGCACGTCTACCTGCAACTTTTTTAGGTTCATGTAAAAAATCTCCTGGAAAACTTTCTTCTCCTGTATCTCTAATTACAACAAGTGCCGCTTCTCCAATACTATTATTCTCAACACTCCAATAAATTTGTTCAACTTGTAGTTCTTGTAAATATTGCATAATATCCATCATAACTTTCATCTGTCCTTCTATAGGAGTTAAGTTATGTTGCCATTCTGCAATTTGTACCATTGTAGGTAATTCTATAACTTGGATACCGGCGGCATCACCACCTGTACCTGTTGCTGGATCTAGGCTTACAACATAAGTGCAAGTAGGGTGTGGATGCTTGTACCAGCGAACTTGCCCCATAGTCCTAATAGGATCTATACCTTTCATATTTACTAATTTTAATGAACTTATAAGTGTTTCATCATAAATTACAAATTCACATTCATG